GACAGCGGCTTGAGGGTTTAAACCAATCAAAGCCATTCCAGAAGAGTGAACAGGTGCAGTTTTATGCACAGGAAATAGGTGCTGAGAAACCCCAGCTACTTCTATAGTAGTGAAGGTTGGAGTCCAACCAATCTGAATGATCTGGTCAGGTGTTCCTACTTTATTGATTTCTTGGGTCTTGTCTGAATACAGCGGATGCTTAGTCTCAACTTTAGCCGCAGGGTTATCAATGCTTTGGAAAGGTACAACCATATAGCAGCCGTCCTCAGCCCTCCAAGTGCGTGTTCCAGGAAGCAAGAGCATGTCTTGTTCATTCTTGGGCCACCACTGCACAGGCAGGACTTCTAGAGCGGCATTTTGTGCTATAGGGACCGGTCCAGTATTTGAAATATTCCGGGCACTGGTTGAATTACTATAATTCCACACCTCAGAGTCGGAGTTAGCAGTTTGGGGCTGACGGAAGCAGTGTAACGTACCTTGTTTATACAGGTCAGCTGTCACATCGTTTACCTCAACGCCAGCACCGACCAAACGACCAACTCCGTTACAGAAATCATTAGGAAGGGAAACGGATCCAAATTCCAACCAACTATGAGAAGTTAGAGAGTAATCAGTGTCTCCACTAGCATGATTAAAACATGCATAGTTTACGAATCCAGCCTGTATTGAATCAACACCCTCAGCAGGTCCAATGAGGTAATTTCCCCAAATACTAGTGTAATGAGGATTGTGTTGGTGTAACACAGGACTGTTCATAATAACCAAATCCCAAGTATTGGCTGTCAAGCCTTCAGGCGCCGTGATTGTCACTGCTTTCTTAACGCAGCGAATTACTGATGGTTGGTCACATATGTCCGGCCACCCCTGTAGCTCCTTGAGCTGGGTGTCGTGCATCGGATCTAATGCAGCTATTAACCAATCTTTCCCAGCAGGGGTCAAACTTCCGCTTGCCACCATCTTCTCCATAAGCTTCTCTCCACGCGTTACTTTGTTCATAATCGCGAAGTCCAACTTTTTGTGCCACCTCCATCCTAAAAAGTGGTCGAAGCTTACAAGATTCGTAGCCTATGTAGAAGTTTTCAAGTTCGTCATTTGTTGGCAAACCTAAATCTAGGTATGCGGTCACAATGGGATTACGATTTCTCAGTTCTCGTACGATGTCGAGTCGAATAATACTCAAATACACTTCCGAGAATAACTGAAACACCTCATCTCCATGTGGCCATGACATTAAAAGTAGAGAGTAAGACTTAGCGAGTTGTTGTTGGATATCGGTTTTATCGAACTCATAACAAAAAGCGGTGGCTATGCGAGCTAGGTTAAACTGAGGTACCCACAAGTGGTTAATCTCATGAAACTTAAAACCCAAAAACTCGCATCCTTCAAGCTCAGTTGTAATATAGAACGGATCTAATTCCCAACCGAAATCCAAATATGCTCCTCTAAATATTTTCTCTATTTCCGCTGGATTCTTGGTGCAATCTAGTGACATCATGTTGTCATCACCAAATAGGTTAGCTACAACATGAAGGACCTTCTCTACATCGCCATCATATAACTGCAACAGTACATATGTTAACGTTAGCATATGACCGATAATGTTATCGGGGGTAGTACATCCACTACCAGAATTGTTACTAATTGTTTTGTATACTAACGTACCATCAGCTAATAAGAGGA